TAGCGAACCATCAAAGAGAACATCAAAAGACATCACAATTCGCATTTTTGATTTTATTTTTAAATTAGCCATTACTGCTTGCGCCCCAGCTTATGGTTTTGACCGTAGCGCTCATTAAAGAGGACGCCACGTTGACCAAAGGTTCGGCTCTTGGGCTGATATGGGACAAAGTTATCCCCTGCCCCTTCCAGCTCATATTCTGGCGGGTTGAGTCGATCTTCTTCGCGGTTCTGGTAATCAAACATTTCTTGCCAGACGCCCATGCTGGCCCTGCAATAGTCTTTGTCTTTGATGCTGTTCTTAAAATTATCGTAGTTGAGAGCATTTATATAATTCTGAACAACGCGAGAGACTTCGTTGCGCTTTACCCATGCACGATAAGCGTAATCTGAGCCTGTCATATACACCTCTTGAACATCAGGAAAAAGCTTGTTGATCGCGCCCTTGACGCGAGAGCGAACGAGAAGCCTGTCGCCTTTTAGGTTATCTTTGTCTGCCACGATGGACAGGAAACAGTCTGAAGTAAAAATCCACATTGAGTTTGGGTTCCTATTTTGTTATTATTACATTATGTAATATATGCGTTTAGCATAATTATGTCAAGAATGGGGCATAATTATGTCAAGAGTGGGATTGGCTCACACGTTCGAGGCGGTGCTGAGAGCGAAATTTATATAAGAGCGCGGAGCGTTTTTTCATGGCTTTAAAAGCAAAACTAGACAGTCTGGAAGGACTACCCGATGGGGTTGCAGAATTTTATCAACAAACTGAAAGCGGTTACGAGTTGGCCGTTGATGGCATGGTGTCAAAAGACACTGTTGACCAGTTTCGCGATAATAACATCAAGCTGCAAAAAGATATGGCGAAGCTTTCAAAGGTTGTTCAGTCGGTTGATCTCGACGAATACAAGCAACTCAAAGAAAGAGAGCAAGCACAGAAAGACCAAGAATTGATTGAGGCTGGCAAGGTTGATGAGTTGGTTCATGCCAGAACCGAGCGCTTGAGAACTGACCTAGAGGCGCAAATGAAAGCGGCTCTGACACAAGCGGAGACAGCCACTCAAGAGGCCAGGCAGTACAAGCAAGAGCGTGACAGCTTCTTTATTAACCAACGCCTATCAAAGGCAGCGGTGAGCGCTGGCGTTCGTGAAACGGCGATTGAGGACGTTATGAACCGTGCAAATCAGGTTTGGCGTTTAGATCCAGAAACAAAAGATTTGATGCCCATGCAGGGCGATCAGATTGTTTACGGTAAGAAGGGAACGCCCTTAACCGTAGAAGAATGGTATGGCAGCTTGGAAGAGCAAGCTCCACATCTGTTTAAATCATCATCTGGCGGCGGCGCATCTGGCGGTGTCGGTGTGGCTGGTCGCAAGGTGTCGATGTATAATCAAGAAGGCATGAATAACTCTCTCGAAGCAATCGCTATGGGGAAAATTCAAGTCACTGAATAACGCAGTGAGATAATGCGTTGGGTCAATCTCGGTGAGGTTGACCTTCTCACAAACTGGACGAGCGGAGTTCGTCATCTGAGCCTCGGCGGGGCTTTCTAACCCTAAATCTAAATCTATGAGGAAAATCGTAATGGCTAATACCGTAACGAACATCATGCCCAAGATCCTCGCCAGAGGACTATTGGCATTACGCGAACAATGCATCATGCCCCGCGTTGTAAATGGCGACTATTCTGCACAAGCAGCACAAAAGGGTGACACTATCGACGTGCCAATCCCATCTGCTTTGAGTGTCAGCGCAGTAAGCCCGAGCAATACTCCCCCCGCACCAGCGGATAGCTCACCTTCCAAAGTTCAAATCTCTTTGAATAATTGGTATGAAGCGAACTTCCACATGACCGATAAGGAAATGGTCGAAGTGGATCGAAATGAACACTTTGTCCCAATGCAAATGAGCGAGGCTGTTAAAGCTCTTGCCAACAAAATCAACACCACTGTTCACGAGCAGTACACAGGTGTTTTTGGTTTTGCTGGTACGGCTGGCACAACTCCATTCGCGTCAGCGGTTTCTGCGGCAACCGATGCGCGTAAAGTGCTTAATCAACAGCTATGCCCACGCACAGATCGTCGGATGATCCTCGATTTTGATGCGGAAGCAAACGCCTTGGCATTGGACGCTTTCAACAACGTCAACGAAGTTGGCGGCACAGGCCCGAAAATCGACGGTGAAATCGGACGCAAGTTCGGCTTTGATCTTTACACCGACGATGCGGTTGTCACGCACAGCGCTGGCGGCTCTGGGACTCCACTTGTGAATGGCGCTCTTTCGGCTGGTGACACAACTGTTGCCATCGACGGAATGACAGGCACAGGCGGTCTTGTAGTTGGCGACATCATCACAATGGCTGGGAACACTCAGACCTATGCGGTCGTTGCGGCTCCAGCAGCATCAGGTGGCGCACAGTCTGTGACTGTATCACCAGCAATCACTGGCACTATCGCTGACAATGCGGCGATCACTGTGAAAGCTGACCACGTTGTAAACTTGGGCTTCCATCGTGACGCCTTCGCTCTTGCAATGCGCCCCCTTCAAGGTGCAACTCAAGGCGATGGTTATGGAAACCAAATCGTTGCGATGACAGACCCGCAAACAGGTCTTTCAATGCGCCTCGAAGTTTCACGTCAGCACAAACAGGTTGTTTACAGCCTTGACGCTCTGTGGGGCGTTAAACTGATCCGTCCAGAGTTGGCGGTTCGGATCGCTGGTTAATTTGATCGGGGCGGGGTTTTCCTCGCCCCTTTATCAAAGGACATGAAATGACAATCACGGTTTATAAAGGCACAGATCACGCGATTATCGAAGAGAGTGACTTGTCTCGCTTCGAGAAAGCTGGATGGTCAAAGACAAAGAAGAAATCAGCGACATCAGAGCCAAAACGAGCGCGTAACGCTGACGGAACTTTGAAAGCAGACAACCCTTCGACGCCAGAAAACGAGGCGTGGGAAGGCGGCAAAGCCCCAAAGAAGGCCAGAAGCAAAAAAAGCTAAAGCCCCACTCACGGGGCTTCTGAGCGCGTCTGAGAGATATTTAAATGGCTATAGTGCTGACAGTTGAAAATGGAACGGGCCTTCACAACTCGAATGCTTATGTTTCAGTTGAGGATTGCAACACCTTCAACAACGAAAGACCCTATGCCACTTCATGGTTGGCGGTTGGTCTTGAGGATAAGAAACGCGCAATCATCATGGCGACAAGACTGCTTGATGAACATATCGATTGGTATGGACAGAGCAAAAGATCCCATAATTTAGATTTATCAACCGCAGAACGTCAGGCTTTATCTTGGCCCAGAAGCGGAGTGTCTGACAGTGATGGATACACCGTCGATCAAGACACGATCCCGACATGGCTTAAAAATGCCACTTCTGAATTTGCAAGATTTCTGGCTCTTGAGGACAGAACGATTGATCCCGCAACGGCTGGGTTTTCAAAGATCCAACTCGGAACATTGCAGATTGAGGTTGATGCGGAAGATCGCGCAGGGGTCATCCCTCGCGGCGTTGTTCACATGGTCGCACAATATGGAACCATTCGCTATCGCGGATCAGCAAAGTTGATGAGGGTTTAATATGGTAGCTGCATCAACAAATTTGGTTTGCGATCAGGGGTCAACTTTCAACGTGACGGTGACATGGAAAGATGCGAACGAGGCCGCAAACGATGTGACAAACCACAACGGGCGAATGGATATTCGTTTTGCACAGACGAAAGAGGCCGATTTGGTCTTTCAACTAACACAGGCGAACGGGCGAATTATTCGAAAAAACCCAGTTTCCAGTGGAAAGTTTCAACTTTTAATTTCGGCGGCTGACACGGCTGCTTTGACTGCTGGCGAATACTTCTACGACTTTGAGGTGTTCACGATTGATGGAAGAAGCCCCGTTGAGGTTCAGCGATTAATCCAAGGCAAATTCACGGTAAGGCCAGAGGTGACAGGATGACCGACACGGTAGTAATACGAGGAAGCAGCGAGGCCACAGTGGTCGTTGAAAGTGGTCAAATCCAAGTTGTTGATGTGGGCATTCAAGGGCCAACGGGTCAGGCTGGTCTAGGCGTTCCAACAACTAATCTCAGCACAGGCGCGATGATCGCCTATGACGGGTCAAATTTTAACACGATCACTGAAATTCCAACACAAATCACTCTGAACGGGGGTAACTTCTGATGTCTACAATTAAGTTAAAAAGATCCGCAAGCACAGGAAGCCCAGCCAATCTTGGTCAGGGTGAGGTTGCTTATTCATATTTGTCAGGAACGCAAAACAATGGCGGTGGTCGGCTTTATATTGGAACTGGTACGGAAAGCGCTGGAAACGCTGCGAACTTAGACGTTGTTGGGGGTAAGTATTTCACGGACATGCTGGATCATGTCACTGGCACTCTAACGGCTTCCAGCGCCCTTCTGGTCGATAGCAATAAAAAAATAAACGAGCTTTTTGTTGATAACCTAAAGATCGACGGAAACACGATCACCTCGGAAGATACAAACGGGAACATCACCCTTGATCCAAACGGAACGGGTAAAGTTCAAATCAACTCAAACGCCACTATCACAGGCGACTTGCACGTTGAGGGAACGACCACGACCGTTGACAGCACAACCGTCCAGATCGCAGATCCGCAATTTGAACTTGCAAGCACGAACAACAATGACGGGTCAAACGGCGTTACAACTGATGCGGTGGATTTCGGCACATATGGTAATTACAACTCAGACCCAAGCGGAACCAACGCGACTGCATACTCTGGCTGGTTCAGAGACGCCTCAGACAGCGGTAAGTTCAAGTTCTATACTGGGCTAACCTCTGAGCCGACAACCACTGTAAACACGGCTCATTCGAGCTACGGGGCGGCAACTCTAGTGGCAAACGCCTTCGAGGGTACGCACACAGGCAACACAACTGGAGATCTGACGGGTGACGTTAAGTCAACCAACGGGACAAAGATCCTTGAAAATGGTTCAGATGGCTCAGACGCTACTTTTACAGGTGTTGCGAGTAAGGCGACAATCTTAGAAACAGCGCGAACAATCGGCGGCGTTTCATTTAATGGTTCTGCGAACATTGATTTGGCTGGCGTGAACACGGCGGGAAACCAAGACACAAGCGGAAACGCTGCTACTGCCACAGCACTTGCCACGGCCCGAGCGATTGCCCTTTCTGGTGATGTTGTCGGAACGGCGAACTTTGATGGAACGGCTGGCATTTCGATTTCAACCACAATTCAAGCAAACAGCGTGGCGCTTGGAACAGATACCACGGGCAACTTTATGTCTGATGTCGCGGTCACATCTGGAACAGGCTTGAGCGTGTCTCACAGCGCGGGAGAAGGCTCCACAGCGACTTTTGCGGGTATTGACGCCACAAACAGCGTGAAGGGCGTTGCATCGTTTGCCAGCGCAAATTTTGGGGTTTCCAGTGGAGCGGTTTCAATCTCAGCAATTGATGGTGGAACTTATTAATTAACAAAGTGGAGTCCCGCCAATGACCACGATTAAGCTCAAACGAAATACGACAGCAGGGGTTGCGCCTTCTGCCAGTGACCTTGAAGTTGGTGAGGTTGCAATCAACACGGCTGATGGCAAGATTTATGTCAAGCACACTGACAATTCGATCAATACGGTGCAGGGTGACAAGGGCCAAAAAGGCGAAGTCGGGAATACTGGTTCGGCTGGTCAGAAGGGCCAGAAGGGCGAGATTGGCGCATCTGGGGCTGATGGGTCTGACGGCGCAAACAATTACAGCTT